AATCTGCTTTTGGTGCTTTTGTAATTACAAATTTAAAACCAACTGGAGATAGATAGTTTCTATTATCCAGTTGATTATTCCACGGTTCGTTTCTCATTTTTTCTTCTTAACGCAGTTTGGATATCTCTTTCCGAACATTGTCTTCATACCTTTCTTCTCATAACCTGGCCAACACTTTTCTTGAAACTGTTGAAAAGTTACTTGCTCATACTTATTCCTACCAGAAGGTGATGGTTGTGTGCTATCAAAATGAGGATTATTTTTAGCAGCATCGGATTGTTTATTTCTCTTTTTAGTCAGCATCTTTGCTTTCTTATCAAGATAATCTTTCATAGCACCACCTGGTTTACCAGATCCTTTATATAATCCGTAAGACATTCCTTCATGGGTAAACTTCATACCCTTAGTTGCTTTATCCTTAAGTGCCTGACGTTTCTTAGGATCCATATTCTTTTCATACTCTGCTGCTTTCTTACCAAAATCAGACTTATTACCCTTCTTATCATACATTTTGTTTATAAGTTTTAAATCATCTTTGCTAGGGCCCATATACGCACCTTCTTTTTGAAGTTTATCACTTGCATCTAATACACCTTTGTGTCTCTTCTGCATCTTCTTATAGTCACCTTTCATAGCACTTACACCTATTTCTGTTGCTGCTTTCTTGACATAACTACCTAAAGTTTTTTTACTAACTTCATTTACAATTTCAACTTCTTCTGATTTATTTCCCCAGTTTGCAGCACCCACCTTACGACATTTAACTAATGCACCTGATGCATATGCAGATGGCCACACAGAGTATCTTGACTTGACTTTATGATAACAGGCATCTTTAGACCCACTACCTTTACCCTTCTTGTCTTTTACTTCAGTTATTACTTCTGCTTGATCTTCGATTAATGCGTCACCCACGTTAACATCATTTTCTGCAAACCAACCACGATTTACTTCAACTGCAAATACTATTTCGCTGTCTGGATAAACTGCGATTGAACTATTTGGATTTAATTCTTTAATACTGTCTATCGTCCCATCTTCTTTTATAAACGCAATATCAAGTGGAATTGATGTGTTCTTCATATGAAAAGAATGACGATCAGGATTTTCAAATATGAAAAGCATTCCTCTGTCTTGTTCCAAACTTTCACGGAACATAAGGCCCAGTTTAAATTCTCCTTCCGTTTGAGGCACTTCAAGTTGAAGGGGTAAATTTATAAAATCAGTTTCTTCTTTCATTTTCTTTTTGGGTTTATCGGTTGAAACATATGTTGGTTTTGCAGCACCAGTTTTTTGCTGTTGACCAGGATCTGCTTTTTTCTTACGACGTGCAGCAGATAATCTTTCTGCCTTTGTCATACTTGCTCTCTTAGAAGATGAAACACATTTTGGTGTTCCTTCACCAGGTTCGTCACTTGCACAAGTTCCACCTGTGACTACGTTAACCCAACCACCTTTTCCGTCTTTGGATTTAGAACCCTTGAACCATTGACGAAGAGAACCTTCAGACATATCTTTAGGTTTCTTTCCCTTCTTCTTCATATTTATTGCAATTGCAGCTTGTTGTGCTGGATTTGCTGCTTCTTTTTTCATATCCTTACTATCAAGATAATCTGCAGCAGTATCTAAGTAATCAGATGCCTTAGTAATCTTTGATTGTACCCACGCTTTGAAATTATCTTTCTTACGTGAATGCTTTTCAATACGTTTAGATGCTCTACCTGCAGTTTTTAATTGACTACGAATCATCTCAGGTTCATGATCACCATGTTTTTCCTCATTCATTTTCTTAGTTTTTTTCTTCATAGAGTTAATATACTTACGGTAAACGGCCGCTTCAGAGGTTTTACCCATCTCTCTCGCCCTTTGTTCCATAGCAACAGCCGCTTGAATTTTATGAGCATGCGATCTTGAAGAACTACGTATTTTTGAGACAGAACTTTTAGCAGTAGCCACGTCCTTAAAACCGAGTCCGTGAATAGTTCCTTTAGGATTTTCATCAGTATATAAATCAGAGTGTTTTTTAGAATTTGCAGGTTGCCCTTTCTTTCTAGGTATGCGAGGGTTGGATTCCTCATTCATTGCTTTCTCTAAATCATCTGCCTGTTTTGCATGTGTTTTAGAACCTTTTCTGAGTTTTCCAACTAACTTTTTGACGAATGGTTTATCATCCTTATCGAGTTCTTCACTCATTCTTTTTTTCTTAATTCCAACAATTTTTGATGCAGTTTTTCTAGATAAGGCTTCTTTTTTTCTTTCTAATCTTTTAATTTGATTATAAGTTGAATTTCTTATATCATCACCATCTGGATTATTTTTAGTAGATTTTTTAGCACCCATTCCTGTAGTTGGGTTCATACTCATTTTCATTCCAGTGCTGAATCTACGATTTCTCCTTACATTAGGATATTTGAAATCAACATCTTCACTTACTCCTCCACCGTTGCCACCACCATTACCGCCACCATTACTGCCACCGTTACCATTGGTGCTGCCACCATTACCATTACCGTTTCCATTACCATTCTTTCCGTTCTTTTTGGATTTTTCTGAATCTTCTTCAGGTTCAAGATACCCTCTTCTACCTACAAAATATCCACTTGGAATTTTTTTGCATTTCTTGTCCGTAAAACAATAGTATTGTCCTTTTGGACATTTTTTAGAAGTTCCCTCGTTTATGAATAAATTCAGAGATTTCATGAGATGAGACAAAATTAGTCTATTCTTAGATATTTATAGAATAAAAAAAGAGACCCCGAAGGATCTCTTGAAAAAGATATGTAATTAAAATTACATAAGGTTCTTAACTTGAACTCTCTGATAGTATCTATTAGAGTTAGTCTTGATACGACCACCACCAAATGTAGTTCCTTCAGCAAATGGGTTAGCGACCATTCCGTAACGAGTCTTAAACCCGATTTTTGGTTGGAATGTATCCTGACCAACTGCTCTAACCATTTGTAGAGGCACATATGGGCAGTAGAATAAACCTGCGTCATATGGTGAAGTACCTTTGTAACCAACAACGTAGTACTGTAGTGCAGCACTGTTTGCTGAATATGGGTCGATGTATACTCTGTACTTACCTTGAAGAACACCAGCAAATGTGTTACCTGTGTCATCAACTTGTAAGTTTGCATTAAGTGCAGGTGTGTAATCAAGTACGCCAGCCATTGTTAATGCAGAAGCAACGTCAGCAGAACAAAGGATCATGTTACCCTTTCCTCTACGAGTTCTCTGTGCAATTCTGTTTGCATCTCTTTCGATCTGGAAGAGTAGTCCTTTGAACTTCTCAACTGACCATCTACCATTACTATCTACGTCTAGGTCAAATATACCTGAAGTAGCAGTGTTAACAGCAGCACCAGACTCAGCACTCTTATAGATTGTTCTGATAACTTCTCTGTTAATCTCAGCAAGTATCTCTGTTGAAAGGATATTTGCTAATTCAGCCTCAGCGTTCAATCCGTGGATTGCCTTAAGGTCTTGAGCAAGTTCTAAACTGTACTCTGCCTTTAGTGCTCTGGACTTCGCTGTAACGGTGACTTTCTCGATTGAGAATGCCATCTCGTTGAACTGATCTCCAGCTTCTGATCCAAGTGCTTCAGCATCTGCTGTTGACATACCTTGACCAACTGCATACTGATCTTGACCAGTTCCAGAAGTGTTAAGGATTGCAGGATTGTTTCCTTGATTAGCACCAGGTGAAGTTGTACCGAAACCAACTGCAGCACCTTCAGATGCTTCTCCTGTGTAACCACCTTGAGTAAGGTCATTTCCTGAGTCCTGACCAGAGAACGCTGTATCTACTTCATCGAAGAATGTTTCGTCTCCAGTTTGAGATGACTTACGTGATCTCATCGCAAAGATAAGTCCTGTTGGGCCACTCATTGGTTGAACACCTGCTAGGTCATAAGCAACCAAGTTAGGCATTGAACGTCTGATTAGACTGATTAATACTGGGTCGAAACCAGCTGTAGGTGTTGCACCGTTAGCAACGTCAGGAGCACTACCACCAAAACCGCCACCAGCGTCGTTGGTTGGTTGCTCATACATGAATTGAGATTGCTCTCTTAAAAACTTTTCTTGATTCTCCAAAAGAACCGCAGTAACCATCTTACGATGTGCATCTTCTATTTTAGGTGCATC